CATTATTTATTACTACAACATTTGCTCCGTTTAAAATGAATTTAGCTAGTTTATTTCCTAAAATTTCATGCCCTTTGTTATTTAAATGAAGTTTATCTGTTGTGTATAGAGCTGCATTAGCGTCATTTATAGGGTATATTCCAGAACAAGTATTAGCATCAAAGACCGGTATAGAGTATTTACCACAAACTCTTTTCATAGCATTAGCATAATCTGTTACCGTATGTCCCGTTGTGTTATTTGAATTACAACGGTCATGATTTTGTTCTGTTGGTGTTATGAAAATTATTGTTTTACCCGGATATTTAGTTAATAATCCATCACACAATGTTTCCATTGCCCCATAGAATGTTATAGGGTTAGTATCTCCAAAGTTTCCTAATTGACGATTGAACCATCTATCATTCACTCCTCCCATAACACATATAAGATCTGCATTATTATCCATATTTGCATATCTTACGCACATAGCTTTAATATCAGAACTATCCTGTTTAGCTATCGTAGTCGCACTAACGCCATAATTATTTACTGTTGATAAGCCTAAAATTTCTTTTACCCAATCGTGGTATGTCTTAGTTTTATGACCATTAACTTCTGTTTGACTATCACCTAAAAAGTTTGCAACTTTGTTTTCAAAAACATTAGTTGGGTCTTTATAAAAACTTAATCGTTCTACTTTTTCTTTAATTGATGGTATTTGTGATATATTTTGTCTTTCTTCATCTGTTAGTCCTGTTCCAGAACTGCCACTAGAACTGCCACCAGAACTGCCACTAGAAACTCCCAAATAATCCACATATCTTTGTACTTGATCTACAACTGAATTTTCTATTCCTGATGCATTAGCTTTTAAAGAAAGTACTTTATAATCTGTCATTTTATTAGAATTTGTTTCATCTGCTTCTACTGTAATAATCATACCAACATATGGAGAAGGTATGCTTTCTATATCTGAATATAATTTAACCCTTGTTCTTGGATCACTAGGTTGGTTTTTACCTGAAGGTTTTATAGGTCCACCAGCATTTATAGTTTTATTATTATAAGTAAAGTCTGTTGTCATTAATATACCTCCTAATCTACGTAAATAAATGTTTCGCCTTGTGCTATAAGAATTTCACCATACAATTTGCATGGTACTGTATTAATAGTAATATCTATGCCATTAGCACCTGATGTTTCTTCATCAAATTCCATCTTTCCACCTAAACCATTATCTTTTGTAACAGTATAATTATTAGCAGCTGGTACGATTACTATTTGATAATCTGATTCTGCTGTTGTTGATGCTAGCCCTAAACTTGTTTTCCCTAAAGTATGAGGTGTAGACTTAGTTAATTTACCATCTGAAACTCCTTTTAAAACCATAGCTTCAGTAATTTCGTTGAACTGAATTACTTTACTTCCTACATCTGAGAAACTTAATCTACCATAATACATATATGGAGTATTATCTACATCTATATTATTTACTGTTACTGTACAAGTCTTAGTAGCTACTGTTTTCTTAGATTTAAATGTTAATACACATTGATTATTATTAAAGTTTCCTGCTAAATGAGTTCCTGTTACTGTAATAGTTTGATAAGTATTATAGTTTGATGGTGTAAATGTTAATGTAGTTTTATCAACACTTGCATTTCCATTTGATAGAGATACTGAAATATTTTGATTAACACTAGGAGCTTTACTAAGTTTAACTTGTATAGTACCTGTAGCGTTTTCGTTTATTGTTAATGTAGCTTTATCTAAAACTATTTCTCCGTAAGTGTTATCATCTTGCATATTTTCCGCTAAATATTTAAGATAATATTCTTCTACTGTTTGCGGATTAGGCATTGCAGAACTTCCACCAGTGGCAATACCTTTTAAAAATAATTCGTATCTACTATTAGCTTTTAAATTAGGTGTGTTACCTAAAGCTAAAGCGTGTAAAAAAGTTTCTATTCTACTTGTAGGTTTAGGTAATACACCATTAAAGCCTGTGCCACCTGCTTGACTTGCTAAGTATGCAAAATACATTTCTTCTTTATTCGCTGGCGTTGGTATATTCCCACTACCTTTACACCATATATAAAGATAAGTTTCTAGCTTGCTTGAAGGTTTAGGTAATTTTGCAGTATCCCCATCTGCTAAGCATTTCATTATTACTTGTTTTTTAGTTATAGGATTCATAAATTATTCTCCTTTCTTATAATTCATTTGGATCTGGTTGAATTAAATCTTCGTATCCATCTAAAATTAAAATATCATCTACAGTTTCCTTAAATTGTCTATAGTTTTTTCTGTAGACTATACTATAATCCAAATGTCCGCCTTCAATTCTCATAGCCAAATATCCTGCCATCATACATCACCTCCGATCTCAATTAAAAAGTCTATTGCTTCTTGAGCAGCATTTAGTTGTTCTTTAACGCCTTGTAATTCTTCTGCGTATAATTCTTCTTTTGTTTTTTTAATTTCTTTGTAGTATTCTATGGTTTCACTAGCGTTATCTATTTTTTTATATAAAATATATTTTTTATTTGCGTCATAACCATTTTTATAAAATTTTAAAACCATTTTATCACCCTATCTACCAATTACGGTAATATATAATGTACAATCGTAACCATCAGATGTGTTGTTAGGAAGGTAAATGTTGAAACCACTAGGTGTAGGTGATGTAAATAAAACTTCTCCACTAAATTTACCAGACAGAGCTGCGGGCTGGGTTGTTGATAAACTTACATTAACAGAATAAGTATTACTTATACCGTAGAAGTAGGCTAAAGTAATAACACTGTAATTTTTTCCATTAATTTTAGTTGATGCTATAAAATCAGGATGTAAATAAAAATACATACTAGATATTTTCATGCCTGTTTCCTTAAATTCCATTAAGGTTGTATCTAAAATACAGCTTTCATTCTGTGTGTGATTGGTATACACCGTTAGCTTACCATCTTCTAAATTTTTAACTTTATTTTCTAATGTATGGATAGACTTATCTAAACTTTCTAGTGTATATTGTCCAGGATAATTTCTTCTATCCGTTATATTAGACGTTTGTATACTTGTTGCACCTACACCAACTAATACTTCTGCTAATAAAATGTGGTTGCTATCTGTAGCTGTGCTTGAGATTACTGGACTTGTTGCAGGAGTTCCTTTTATTACAACAAGTTTACTATTTGCGCCATTAAATTCTATACAAATAGCATCTTTCCTTGGGAGTGAGCCGGTATTACTATCTATAGTTAAACTAACAGTAGCACTATTCTGATAAAACATTCCATTATTAAAAGCAGAACCAGATGATACTGAAACTGTCATATTCGGGCTTGATTTTGCTGTAACTTCCAAAGATGTTGATAATATTAAAGTTTTATCCTTAATTAATGTTTTGTTTAAGTTTTGTATATCTGATGTATAATATACATGGTTGCTTGATGCAACAGGATAAATTTTTTCTGCCATTTTTATACTCCTTCCTAATATCTATAACTTACAATATTATTTTTTCTAAATATGCAATTACCTAAATTAATTTTTACTGTATTATTAGAAATATCTACGGTATATTCTATTACTCTATATTTCCCCTTTAGATTTAATAGTTCTGAATCTATTCCTATATAATCACCAGGCTCTATGTGGAATATATCTAAATCATCAGTTATTTTAGCTTCTAATTCTATATTTACAACAGGAGAAGATACTTTTTTAAGCTCTTGCTCTGCATATTTCTTAGCTGTTTCAACTAATCGTATATCATTTACAGATAGAACTTCTTGTCTTAATCCAAATGTTTTTATACTTTCTTTATCTTCTGCTATATAGTAAACACTTCTATCTACGCTTGAGCCATCTTCTAACTCTTCTGTAAATTGGTTCAAAACATATACTTGATTAATTATTTGGGAATAGTCTATTATAGCCTGACTACAATCTATTAAATTACCATCATGTACTATATAGCACTCTGATTTATCTTCTCCATATTCAGAATATATGTTCATTTTACGATTTTGATCTATATTAAAATATAGGCCACCATCTTTTATAAATTCATTTATTTTTTCATCTAGTTTGTCGTCCCACTTGATAACTCTAGTTGTTTTTATTTTTGAGTAATCTTTATTAGCTCCCTGTGTTACGCCTGTATTATCATAATAATTCTGAGTACCTAACAAACTTAAAATTAATTCTCCATGTCCTACGTTTGTGTAAGTTTCTTCTAAATGGTCCATATTATTACTAGATATTGCAAAGTCAAACAAATGTTTTTGCATACGATTTTTAAGGCATGAAAAATATCCCTCACATACAATACTCATCTGATTTTGAGATGTATTTGAAGGATTAACTACAACGCCCCACCATATGCATTCTTCTAAATTATTTTCTAATAAATATAATTCTATACAATCGCCAGGCAGGATATTAATTTCATTTTCTTTTATATACCTAATAGGGGTATTAAAACTTAAATTTCCAGTACCATTTAATGTTTTAGTATAAGTTAGATTAGAAAATAAATATATTTCACAATTATCTTTTAATACTTTATTTCTATCATATAATTTCAAGTAATACATTAAATCACTTCCTTATATGATAATTCAACTATACATGATCCAGAATAATCTACTTTTATTATATTAGAGCCATTTACTAAACTTATATAATTTCCTGACTTATATCTCATATAAGATTTATTATTATACCTAATCTTTCTTGAAGATGGATTACAATCAATAAATAATGTATGTTCTGATGAAATGTTATAATTAATTTTTAAAACTTCTCCTGTAGTTAAGTTAGATATATTGATATAATCTGCATCTCCTTTTATATTTAAAGTAGGATATATAGTAGTGCTAGGATTTAGTATTTCCACTATATTACCTATTAGTGTTTCATTAAATTCAAATCCACTTTCACTTATAACAAATCCATCAGGAGTAAAATAAAAACCACCTTGCATTATTTTTTCTAATTCAGTTGTATTTTCTGCTTTATATATATTAGGATCACTTAAGTGTAAAGTACAAGTAATTTTATCAGTATCTGTAGCTTTAGATGTGCAATTTACTATACACTCATAGAAATTATCATCATTTTCTAGCTTAAATCTTAGCTTAATATTCTCTTCTTTTAGTATAAAATTTAATTGTTTTTCTGCTTTGTTTTCATTAATGTTAAATTGATGTTTAATTATTACGTTTAAGGTAAGATCTCGAGAAGTAATTTTCGAACTACCATAAAAGGCACCATCATAAAATAATTCAGATTCACTTACATATTTTTGAAAATCCATTATTCCATCTAATCTTGCTACATAATCTACAGAAGGTTGAATGATTAATCCATTTAGCTCTATATAAGTACAATCTACCATTATCTCTTAACCCCCTTTATAAGTGTTACCATTTCATTCAATTTTTTCTTTTGTGAGTTTTGGTCTGTAAAGTTAGGATTATTCATCGTCACGTTTATATTAGAACCGGTATTTATACCCGCTCTTTCTAATACTGTGCAAAGTCTATCTAATCTTTTATCTATATTAGCAAATCTTGCATCAACTCTTGAATTTACCATCTGAGACATTTTTTGAGTAGTCATTAGGGCATTTGAAATTTTAGTTCCTTTAGTTAAATAAGCGTATTCTCCTTCTATTGTTTCTCCAAGTGAATAATTTGATGCAGCAGATGTCCCAAAATTGTCAATTAATTCTGTTCCACTTTCATTTGTTAAATATACACCACTTTCTTGAATTGTACCACCAGTTTCCTTTTTACCTAAAACCCCGGAAATTGCATCAATGCCTTCAGCTGCAACTTTAGCTGTTGCTGTAAATACTTTCCCTGCAAAACTTCCCAATTTGCTAAGTAAATTATCTAAAGCACTCTCACCTTCAATTTTTGTTTCAACTTTTACATTTGTATTTTTAGGTAGATTATTTATTTTATTTTTTAAAACATCTGCATCTCCACCTGCATTAACCATTTCTCTTGCAGCTGATTTAAATTCTGCTGTACTTGTAAATCCAAACTCTTCTGCTTTCAAAGTTCCATTATCTATAGCAGCACATATAGCAGCAAACTTCTGTTCTGCGGTTCCTTGAGTTACTCCTGCTTGATCTATTACTTGTTGCATTGCAGCCCAGGCTTCATTACCAAAGAAACCGAATGATGTAGCCGAACTATCTAACATGGCCATTATTCCACCACCTGCATCTTGTATAACCATATGCATATTACCAAATTCATCAGAAACATAAGAAGTTTGTAATCCCATACTATCTGCATACTGTTGCATTGCTGCTTCTGTTTCAAAGAAAGATGTTTCAATTCCAGTATTAGTATCTATAACCGTCCACATATTATCATTGATTTGTTGTACTGCTAAACCATTTTGCTTTGCATATTCTTGATCGTACATAGCTCTACGACTTAAAGAAGCTTCTTGTGCAACTTCAATGGCTGTAAGACTAGCTATCTGTTCATTAATATTATCTTTTAATGCAGCTTTTTCTGCAGCTGACAAGGTATCTAATCCATCAATATACTCTTTTTGATTTTCTAAATCTTTTATTCTTTCATCTTGCATACTTTTATATTTATTTCTATAAGCTTCAACAGTACCTTTTGTAGCACCTTTATATATTAATTCTTCTTGTGCTACATAACTTTCTGCCATTGCTAATTGAGTATCTACATCATCACTTTGAACTTGTGCTATTTCATCTTGCACATCTTCTCTTACTTGTTTTATTTTTTCCATTCCTTCTTCAGTTATATTACCTTCAGCATCTAAGTTATTTTTAATTATTTCAGCTATTTTCTTTTCGCCATTATCTATTATTTGTTGTGCTTGGTCATAAGCATCTGACCATTGTTGTACTAATTTATCTTGAGCAGAACCTGTTATATTCTTTTCTGATAATTGAGAACGGAAATTAGCTTCGTGTTCTTGTTTATTATTATTTTCAGGAGTTAATTGAACCATTTGCTCTAATTCTTTTTGCTTTGTTTCATCTGATTTGCTAGTATCATTTAACAAAGCATTAATGTTTTCTTGCATTCCTCTAAGATGCTCAACCCACTCTGCTACATCGGATTCAGTATTAGCCAAGGCTTGCTTGTAATCATCTCCAAAGGAAATTTCGTATTTTTTGCCAAATATCTCTGTCCATATACTTTCATTTGTCCTAATACGACCAGTAAAATCATCATAGCAATCAGCCATTTCAGCTAGTTTAGCTTCTGATTCTTTTATTTCTTTTTGATTATTATAAAATGCTATTCCTAATGCTGTTATACCAGCTATCGCTCCCCCTATTAAACCACCTGTTAAAGTAAATCCACTAAATACTTTAGATAATCCACTGGCAGAACTAACTAAGCTTCCCACAGCTGTACCGCTTTCAGATAAAGCTTGTGAAAAACTTCCTAAAGCTTTTGTATTACCCGCTATTTTTAATATAGCCGAAATTCCTTGTGCGCCTTTTCCTAATACTGTTACTAAAGAACCTGTAGCCTTCATTACTGTACCAAATGCTAAGGCTAATGCTCCAAATTTAGCGGCAGCTGTAACTGCTTCAGGATTTAACTTAGAAATATATTTAGCTAAATCACTTATTCCTTTTGATACATCATCTAATACCGGAAGTAGTGCTTCTCCTAATTTACTAGCACTATTTTTTATTTCATTTAAAGATTTTTTAAACTTAAATTCTGAAGTATCTGCTACTTTTTTAAAAGCATCATCACATTTTCCAGCTGAACTTTCCATACTCTTTAACGTTTCCGAGAACACTTTTCCGTTTTCGTCAGCAATAATAAATCCTGCACCTGCTGCTTCTGAAGAACTCCATAGAGCGTTAAAATTATCTTTACTACCGCCTGAAGCTTCTACTAATATTTTCATAACATCAGCTAACGAACTTCCCTCATTCATTAATGTTGTAAATGATTTACCAGTTTTGTTTTGTATGATTTCGCCAACTTTTGAACCGGTATCACCAAGTTCTTCAAACATAGCTCTAAGTTTGGTGTTTGATTGATTTACATTAATACCCGCTTTAGTCAATGCAACGTAACCACTTAATAAATTATCTAAATCTACATTGTAAGCTTTAGCTGATGAAGCAGATTCACCTAATACAGAACTAAGATCTCCGACCGTTAACACTCCACGTTCTTGTGCATTAAACAATTTGTCAGACACTCCACTAACATCATCCACAGTATAACCATATATATTCATTAATGAAGTCATACTTGATACAGCATCATTTATTTCTCCGAATCCACCTACAGCTACTTTATTAACTTTTTCCATAAATTCTGTACTATCTGAATACGAAACTCCGGCACTAATAGCATCATAGATACTATCTGTAAGAACTTCTAACGATTGACCAGTGTCGTTAGATAGATTATACACATCTTTTTTGAAGTTTTCTAAACTTTTTCCTGAATCTCTTGCAAGCGTATTAACCTTTGCAAATCCTGTTTCTGCGCTTGCTGCAAACGTTGCTAGTGTACCTGCAGCACCAACAATCAAAGCACCTGCCTGCTGGACTTCAGAACCTAAGTTTTTCATCTTTCCTCCCATGGATTCTAACTTAGTTCCATATTTAGCAAACTTTTCAGAAGCTTGAATAAATTTATTGCCTTGATTCTCTAATTCATCACTAACTTTTTTTAATTCATTTTGTAAATCTAAAAGCACTCCCCTTTGTTTTTCCATTTGGGAAGTGCCTGTAGTAATAGCTTTCTCATTACCTTTAATACGAGATTGCATTATATTATATTCTTCAGATACATCGTTTAAAGCTTCTTTTAATTTCTTAGCTTCATCCGATTCTTCTCCGTAAGTTTTTACTGCATCTTTATAAGCTTTATTTGCTTCTTTCTTTTTAGCTGCCAATTTCTCTAACTCTGCTGTGTTATCTGATAATGCTTGTTTGTTTTTCTTTATATTGTCAGAATAAGAACTCATTATTTTTTTGGATTGTTCTATAGCTTGCTGAATAGCTTTTTGTTTATTAGTTAAAGTTTGTATATTAGAGCCATATAAATCAATTTCTTTTGCTGAATTTTTTATCTCTTGATTGCATAGCTGCATATTCTTCTTCATTTGTCCAATGGATTGATTGAATTGATCCGAATTAACTAAATAGGTAATTGAAATTCTACCTTCACTCAATATATCACCTCCATCTTTTTTATAAATGTTAACATTATAATAATACCACGTTATTTTAAAAAATACTTAAACTTATTTTTACAAAAAAATAAAGTCCCGAAGGGCTTATATTATTCACCACCTAATAATATATAAGTTAATTTTGTTTTATCTGAATCTATTATCCATTCATCATTTACTTTTATAAAATATATTGTACCTTTTCTTGTTTCTTCTTCTTCATTTTTGTATGCTTCCCATGTTGCATCAGTGAAATATAATTTTACAACTTCATCATCAGCATATAGTGGACAATTTTTAATAGCTATTGCTTGTGCTCTATATAATATTCTATTATAGTTTTTATTGGTAACCTCTATAGTTACTTGTGCTGTGTTGCCTTTAATATCTATATCTGTTATTTTGAAAGTTGTTTCTTCAATAACTTTTATTGCTACATTTTGGTTATAGTCTTTACCGTTATTTGTATCTTGTATCTTTATTTTTTCTATGCAACCATCTAAATATATATTAAATGCATCATATAAATCACTTTCTATACTATAGCTATGAGATATTTAGAAAATGAAGAGTCTACTAAATAGTAGGCTCTTTTTTATATCATATCAAAGAATTGATTGGCATCTACTGCCTTTATTGTTTTGTTTTCTACAACTTTTTTATCAGAAGAGTTTCTTGCACTCATTATATCTATATAAGTTCTTATTAATGCATTCTTTTTGTGAAGCATGTTATTATTTAATAATTGTTTTAATTCGCTTGGAGTTGTATTGTAGAATTGTTCTTTAGTATAGTTTAATTGAGTTACAGCCGATAAGTATAAATAATTATAATAGTCATCAAATGTTTCTTTTTCTTTAGTTTCTTCTTTCTTTGTTTCTTTGGTATCTTCTATAGATACTATACTGCTTAATGTTGCTGCTTTAATTATTTCTTTAATTCCTTTGTATTCAATTTCGCTAAGATTGTTAATTGTTTCTTCTATATATTCTTTATCTATTTTACCATCAGCATAGCAGTATATAAGTGCTATTATATTTTCTTTATTTTCGATGTTTTCGATTAGATCAAAAGGAGATTCAGCTTTTAACCTAAACATTAGATTTAAATCTGAATCATTTATTAAGTTGTATATTTTTTCTAACACTTTAAATGTTAATTTAAGAGAAAATTTTACTCCATCTATTGTTATTATAAAATCGTTATTGTTAGTTAAAAGCATTTAAATCTCCTTTCTGTATTTTATGAAGATGATGTAGGGTCAAATAAAGCAGTTGTAATAGTTCCTGGTGTTGGGCCAAATCCTTTTAATTTATATGTTTTATTTTCGTTGTCTAGTGCCATGGCTGTGAATGCTAATGACTTAGCGTTAAAAGTTTCATTACCATCTGCGTCCTTAGTGCTTATATCATTAGAAATTTCACCTAATGCAACTTTAGGGAATATTAAATAACCATCTTCTTCTGCACCAGTCGCCGGGTTAACTGCTGTAAATTCAGCTATTAAAGCCATAAATGGCTTTTGGTCTTTCATTCCGTATAAAATATTACCTGCTGTATTCTTTTTATATCCAAATATTTTAGCTTCTGTATCTTCGTCTGTAGCATAAAATCCTACTGTACCTGTTGTACTACCTTTTGATTTCTTTGAATAAATTCATTTTGTTACATTTAGGCTTTTTATCCTAAACTCTCCTCTTTTCAAAGGAGTATCGGCATATCTTTTTACCTTCAACTTTACTTGTTAAGGTATCGCGACCTCGTGGACGGATTATATTCTTTTACAAGTTTCACCGTCTATGCTCTGCGGCTGACTAAGCTTTTAAACTTAGCCTTCACCTCTGATTAGCATATAAATTATTGTATTAAAAAAGAAGTAGTTAAACCACTTCTTCAAATTCTTTATTGATATATCTTTGTTTAAATTCCTTAAATTGTTCTTTTGTGTTATTTTTATAACCATAAATATGATGGAATAGTTCGTGTATTTCTTTTGAAAGTGTAATTCCGTTATCTACGTTAGTTCTATTCTCTTTATCCCAATGATAACCATTAAGATGGTGGATATTTAATTCTCCACCTCTTTTACCAGTTATTTGACAGGTATAATTATCTCTTTCAAGAACTGCATTTTTCCATTTTTTTAATTCTTCTGAAATTCTCTTATGGATTCTATCTTCGTCACTTAAATCTTTATTCCAACTAGGATTATTTTCACCTAACATGTCAGGTCTTTTCTTGCCATATAAGGGATTATTTTCGCCACTATAATGTAATGTCCATCCTTTGTTACTACATTCTTTAGAGCAATAATGATGACTACATTTATTATAGTGTGATTCTATTTGATTAACTTCTTTACCGCATATTTCGCATTTAAAAGTTATTCTTTTATAATTTATATTGTTTTTCCCACTTTCATTAATAGATTTGTATAAAGACCTACATTTTAAACTGCAAAAATGATGTTCTGCTGCCTTGTATAAACTAGGTTTTATTTTTATCTCCTTGCCACATTGCTCACATTGAATTATTAAAGAATTACTACATGCTAATCCCATGCATTTTCTACTACAATATTTAGGTTTTTTACTGTCGCCTTTAAATTCTTTACCACAATATTGGCATGTATAAGTATAAATTTTAGTTGAACATTCTTTGCATTTACTTCTGTATCCATCTAAGCATTGTTTTTCTTTCCTAAAATATTTTACCATTTTAACTTTGTTGCAATGCTTACATTTTTTCATTAGTTTTTTACATTCATTAATTTTGAACATAATAAAAACACCTCCGACTAGAGTTTTGTTCACCGACTATTTAATTTTTAAAGTGAGGAAAACACGTCGGTATGCCTTTTCGATAAGAGTAGCTAATTCTTATCTATCCTCAATATAATTATATCATATTTAAGAATTTATTTCAATATTTTAAAATAATTTACTTAGCTTTCCAGTGTTTTTTCGCGATGACTATCCCAATTGTTTCCAATTAGGGCGGCAATTTATCTTATTATCTTACCGCATTTCCAGCAGGTAGTTTTGTTTCACCTTCACTGGTTTCTGCAGTTAGCTGTGTCATATCTGCTACTGTGAACACCTCACCATAAGTACCTTCCCCTGTTATAGGTGCCATTTTTAATTTTCTTAAACCATTTTCAAGTCTTACTGTTGTTGACAACTATATCACTCCCTTAAATTTAGAATATTTAAATCTTAACGCTTTATGATAGTACCCTGTATCTTCTTCGTACAGTTCTACACTATCAATAATGGTATATTTTTTATTCTTTAGTGTTTCTTTTATTTTTTCTGCTAGTAATTTATATGATATCTTGCTGAAAATATCAACTTGAACATAAAACAAATCAGTTATGTTTTTATTCCCTGCAAAGTTTCTTTCTACTTCTTTTAAAATTCTGTATTCAATATATTGATTAGATTCTTTAGTTTCAGGTTTGATGTAATAATAAATGTCGCTGCATAAATCTAGTATGTTAGGATCATGTAGGTCTTTCTTTAATTGTGCTATCATTTTCTTTTTAATACCTCTTCAGCGATTTTGAAACATTCTGCTTGTGTATCTACTATTGCACTTAAAAGACGTCCAATATTCTTTTTATCTTTTTTTGTACCTACCTCTTGATAATAATAGTATCTAGTAGAAGGATATACAGTGACTCCCCATCCATTATCATACCTTTTTAGATATTTTTTAATAGATTTTTGTGCAGTAGTTGTGTCCACTGCTATTCTTGCTTTCATTTCATCTACTACTACATCACCTATTTTATTTAAGGCTTTTTTTACTTCAAATTCTGTAACTTCTTCAAAAAGTTTTGAAAGATTTTGATCTTGTTTTATAACAAGTCCTGACATTACACCATCACCTCACATTTAACATCTATAAACTTGTGTAAATTTTGATAATCTATTGCAGCTATTATATTGAACACTTGTCCTTTGTATCTTAATTTATATTCTTTTGTTTTATATTCTAAAAATTTAGTAAATTTACAAAATCTAACCCTAAAACTAATTAAATATTTATTAAAAGTAGCATACGAATTAACAATCTCATCATTTGTCATGTATTTTTTATTAGCCCAACAACTATATACTACTTCTTCTTTATCTTCTAGTATCCCATCTTCGTCCTCTATTTGTGTATAAGCAATAAATTCTACTCTGTCATTCATGCTAAAGTTTGCCATTTACATACCTACTATACAAAGGTTTTAACTTTAAATAAAAACCTCGTAGCCTTGCTCCATTTATTTCTTTTTCATCAAAAAGATTTTTTAGTACAATTTTAAGAGTTATATTATATAAATTTTTAAGAGTATCATTATTGCTTTTTTCTACTTCTTCAGCTAGTATTCCAGTACTAGCAAATATTACAGCTTCTGCTTCATTAATTAAGTCGGTTATATCCTGATCCATATCATCGAAATCTATTTTTAAATATGATTTGGCACTTTCTAAAGTTAGCATATTATCACCCCTTTGATTAAGGAAGAGAATTAACTCTCTTCCTCTATTTTATTTATAAGGCTTGCTTTGCTAACTCTATTGGAATAACTTATCCCTTTGTCATCAGCAACTTCTTTTAATTCTTTTAATGTCATCGTTGAATAGTCAGGAGTACTTTCTGTCACCTCTTCAGAATTTTCCTCCTCTAAATTAACTTCTTCAACGCTTCTTCTTAAACTAAAAGTAGTTGCACTGTTAGGGAGTTACCTTAGCAAGTCTAAATGCTGATTTCATTAATATCTTGTGATCCAAATAAGCAGTTAATACAAAGCTTGTAATACCTGTCTTGATGTTCTTGTCACTTTCATATGTTGCATCTAAATCGTAGTTGAATTGGCTATATGAGAAGTCACCAACTATTGGTACAGTTGCTAGATCGCAGAAAATTACTGGCGCTCCTAAAATAGTTTCGGGTTGTGCTTGATATAATGTAGCATTTTCATTTGCTAGCGCTTCAATTAAATCGAAGTAATCTGACTTTTTCATAACAATTTTAGCATTATCAGCATATTCATCTTCTAAATCAGCTAAAGCAGCTTTAATTGCTAAATATAAAGATTCTCTTTGTATTGTTTTGATATCATAATTATTAGAAGTTTTGTTATAGAATGAAGTATCTGCTGCATTAGTGCCTTCTGTAAATGCTATTTTCTTTTCTTTTCTAGCCATACCACTCTTAAGTGCATTTTCTACATGAGCGACTAAGTTAGTATCTGTTCCTCTTAATACTGTTTCTGTTACATCTGCAAATACCTTAAATTTTTTCCTCTCAAATGTTATAATGCTTGCTGATGCTTTCATTTCTTTTGCTGTTTCGTTATCTGCAGCTAAAAAATCATCATTTTCTAATGTAAAAGTGATCTTTGGCACTTCTAAATTAGTGATGTTAGTAAACTTAGAAACTCCTCTTAATGGATTCTTTGCATATGGTTCAGCAACTAATTCTGTCATTAAAGTAGTAGGAAGTATCTTTTGTCCATTTCCTAAACTTGATCCATCTCCTAAAGCGTTTAATACTTCTCTTGGTTGTACCTTGCCTGCAATAGTATTTCTTATTAAATCTGCCTTAGCTTTAATTACTTTCTCTTCTTTTGATAAGTTTTCAGGCTTGCTTTGGTCTTGCATTCTTACCATGGCTTCTTGGTCTAATTCTTTTAATTCGTTTTGATAGAACACTACTCTGTTCTTTAAATCAGCAACCTTGTTTTCTGCTTCTGTTCTTTCTGCAACAGTAGATGATGGACTAGAAAATAAATTATCCACATGTTCTACTGCTGCCTTTAATTGAGCCTGAACTCCTTCTAAATTTTGCATTATTAAATATCTGTTTTTGTTCATTATTTTTCACTCCTATTTGAATATTTTGTAAGATTTATATGTGTTTTTACCGAAGTTTTCAAAGCCTTCCATAGCTTTTACTTCCTCGGCGATTTTGCTTTTAATTGGTTTTTGAGCATTAAAAAAAGAACCTTCTTTTAGGTTCTTAGGCATATTCTTATATTTTTTTAATAATTCTATATCTGCACAAGCAACTATTTCTCTATCTTCCTCTATCAGAGTGACATTGAATAGTTCTTGTATTTCTTTTGCGTTTAACCAAGTTTCTTTAGACATCATATCTTTTAATTTGTCTTCAGTTAAATTATTTGTGGCTTTGCTCATATATATTGGTATCATAATATCATTTTCAAGTTTATTTAATAGTTCTATTTCTGATTGCATATCATTAGCATTAGCACCAAATAAGCTGGACATGGGTTTATGTATCATTAACATTGATGTATTGTATATATAAACTTCATCAGCAACCATTGGAAGCCAACTAGCACAACTAGCACCTAAACCATCTATGTAAGATACCACTTTTATGTTTTTAGTTTTCTTGCATCTGTTTATCATATTGACAATACCCTGCGTAGTAAATACACTACCACCAGGAGAATTAATATACATTTCTAAAGTATCTCCATTATTCATAACATCTAATGCTTTTCTAAAATCATCAAAAGTTACATCAGATTCGTCCCATTTATCAGAACCTCCAATTATTTCACCATATATATAAACGCCAGTAGCATTATTTTGGAATTTGATATTGTAAAATTTATTCACTTCATCACCTCCTTTTAAGAAATATATATAAAAAGGTTTGGAAACTCCTAAACCTTGTACACATTATATATTTTACTTTTAAAATTTAAGTTAGTTGTTCTGAATAGTTGTTTCTTCTTGTGGTGAATTTTTGTTAGTATTTGTTGTTATGCTACTTTTAATAAAATCATCAAATAAATCTACCGGACATAAATCTCTAGACATATACCTTTTATCACCACCCTCTACTGGCGGTAAATCTTCCAATATCCTAATCTCATTAGCTGATAAAATCCCGTTTCTATATAATATTTGATAGAAATTACCTCTTTTTTCCATAGTAGCCCTTGCATATCCATTCATATTTAACTTTATTTCATAGCCTTGCATTTTCTCTTTAGTTGTTAATAATTTCTTGCTAAACTCTTGTTCGTACTGTCTTATTACCGGAAGTATTGAATCTTTTAAATAAAGCAAATCTTCTGTATCGCTAGTAGTAGTTTTATTGCTGCTAGAACCTTTAGTAAGTTTCCCTATAATATTAAAAACTCTCTCTACTCTTTCCACGGTAATCTTTTCAATATCAAAAATATTAGGATCAATATATGTTTTAGCGCTCAATTCCTTAATATCTTTGCCATCATCCAGGTAAATAATACCATTTTCTTGCATTTGTTCCATCATTGCGTCGTATTCTTCCAATGATTCTTCGTCTAATGTTGTATCTATCTTAACTACTGCATTAGCTTTTAAGGAAGTTTTCATTTGGTTAATACTAAACTCTTTTATCTCTCTATCATAATCTATTGTGTTTTGTAGAACATTTAAAGGATTGATTCCTTTGAATCCGTTGTTGTCTAAATATTCTAAAGCTATCACGTAAGAGTTGTGAACATACCCTATCGTATTATCGTCATGGTCTGTGATTTTATAATATAATTCATCGGTATCTTGGTCTATTATAGGCTCTACAAACTCACTTTTCAGTGGCCATATAGCTGAAACATCACCAAAAATATTAGAATATTCTATTATTGCGTAGGCTCCACTGTTAGTATTTCTAGTAGCTTCCATGTATTGCATAAAAGAAAACATTGTTTGCCTTGGATTTGGGCCATATTTAAATAAGTAAGATAATTTATGTTCCCCTGGATTAAGTTTTTTATAGTCAAGATTAATTGACACTGGTGCTGATGCTATTGCATTTGCTTTCATTGTTACTGCACTAAATATTGTTTCATTATTGGCTAGCTCTGAATTGTAAAATTTAAACCAGTTATTAAATCTCCTTTTTATGCTAGTTTTTGCAGGAGTTTTAAAGAAATTCTTTATAGAATTTAATAATTTCACTGATTTTCACCTCCTTTCTAGCATAATTTAACTACTTTTCCTACGTTTTGGTACATAGAATATTGATTTAGTGCTATTTTTTAATACTTTCATTGCTCTACAATGTGCATCTACCATTGCAGCAATAGGGTCAATTTTTTCTTTTGATTTTTCTTTATCTAGCATTATCCATTCTTGTTTATGTTGTGTAGCTATACAGTTACTCATTGCAAAATTCATTAATCCATCATCTGTTGGATGTCTTAATTTACAAGCATATGTTAAATCTCTAATGTCTTGTGTAGGTTCATTTAATGTCTGTGGTCCTTGTCTTACTTCAACACATCTATAGCCATAATGTTTCTCTATATAGTTTACAAATTGGCTTGAATTCCATGGATCGTAGCAAAATTCTTTGATTTTTATGTTATATTTAAACTTTACCTCTTCCATAAAGTCTAATATTTCCTCATAATCAACATTTGCTCCTTCACAAAGAGTTAAGTATCCAGCATCCACCCATAAGTCATATCTATACTTTCCTTCTTTCATTACAATGTCATATCGTTCTCTAGGTATCCATGAATGATGAATAAAATAATATAGGCCATCTTTATAAAACTCAAAACATATTGATGTAAGGTCAATCTTCTTTGCTAAGTCTGCGCCTACTATACAGTCCATATTTTTAAAATCTTCAAATGTAAAATTAGCTTCACATTTTCTCCATTTTTCCATATCCATATAACCATTTTCACGCATATCTACCCACATATTCATATTTTTAGTTAAAAAAGTACGCATTTTTTCAGGAGCATCTATTGCAGCCTGATATTTGCTACCTAATATTACGTCCATTCCATAATCGCTTGTGGCTACAATAGGATTAGCTTTAATCCAATTAGATTTATCAAAAATCTCTTCACGTTTTTCCACTTCACAAATCATTATAAAATATTCATCATTAACAATATCTATATCAGGATCAATTATCTTTGATACGTAATTGTATTCAGTCATCATTGGAGAGTTTAAATTGCTTCCTGCTGTACTAATTATTACAATTAATGCATTAGGTCTTACCATCCCAGACTCAAGGTTATCATAAATCTCTGATGTAACATGGTCTTTATATTCATCGACTATAGCTAGGCTAGGATTATTGGCATTATCTGTATTCTTATTATCTCTAGATAAAGGCTTTATAAAGGAACCACTTTTAACATGAGTAATTTGACCATAACTATCTTTATATTTCCCTTCAAAAAACTCAGGATTAACAAATGGATGAGTAAGATGATATTGAATTTCTCTATATACAATGTTAGATCCTTCTCTATTCCATCCTGTAATATAAATTTCACTGTTTTCATTAGTAATAAAACATTCATAAGTAGCTATTAAAGACAGCAGCTCCGACTTGGCATTCTTTCTGCCTACACTTATAAATGCTTTTCTAAATCTTCTATAATTAGTAACTTTATTTTTCCAACCAAATAAATTACCGGCTATAAATAATTGCCAAGGTACTAAATTAATTTGTTGGTCTTTTACTATACCGGTTCTATGTTTAAATAGCTTGGCCCATTCGTTAAACTTATATAGCTCATTTGCATCAAAATAATACTTAAAATTTTCATTATCCTGTTTATCTATATCATCTAGGAACCTTTTACAAGCTAATTTATGCTTTTTACATGCATTTATTTTTCCTTCTATAATGTCATAGCAATAATTACAAATAACTTCATATAATTCTTGTGCACTCATTAAATAATATCACCAAACATCTTTTCGCCTGTTGTAGTTTTCTTTTTAGTTTCTTCTGTCTTTGGAAAAATTAATTTTAATCTAGCTCCTAGAGATAATCCAAGATCATTAGCAATACCTCTAATTTCTTTAGTAAGCTTAGTTTGATTATTTAGTAAATAGCCATAATTAGTATTTACTTGTGGCTTACCATTTTCATCTAGTATTTCATCTAGCATTATTGGTTCATCATGAAGAACATCAGATATTTTTATAAATTCTTGCCTTAAAATTAAGTATCTAGCTAGTAAATCTACATCTAAATTTGCAATTAAATCAGCTTTTAATAATTCATCTGCTAATTTTTTAAATTCTCTTTTTAATTCTTTAGGAAGATAACCAGGAGGTTTAACTTTATCATTATCAACTTTAATCTGGCTATCTTTTCTTTCTTTTATTTCCGCTTTTGTTAGGTGGCTACTATTATTATTGCCCATAATTACTTGTAGCGGCTTAATTGGTCTTGCCATTTTTATCTACCTCCTTTGTTGGTTTTTATATTATGTTAACTAAGGCTATTTTTAAAAAAATTTTTTCATAACGACTCTCGCAACCCGCACCACCAGTCACTTTCATTTTCCGAAGTTTCTGCATGACTGAC